TCATCTTTTTTAATCCTTTTAACTCTTGATCTATTTTATATTCATCAGAATGAGTTAAAAGTTTAAAAGTGATTTTATCACCAGTAGTGGGTAAAGTATATTCAAACTCATTTTTACCATCAGTTAACTTAGATTCATCAAAAGTTTTATTAGTTACTTCTGATAGGTCTACGGTTACTTTTTCTCCTTGATAATTAAAATCGTAATCTTTACCATATCCTAAGATACGTGCAGCTACAAGTAGTGCATTTTTATCTCCTATAAGTAGTTCACCATATTTGATGTTTTTATCTACTATAAGTGATTGTAGAAGTTTATCAATAACTACTCCTTTTACGATGTAGTTTTGATTAGTAAGGATATCTTCTTCTTTTGCAGTCATGTACTTCATCTCTATTGTTCCGGATTTAAGAGGTGAGTCAGCTGAATAAAGAAGTCCTTTTGAGGGTAGATCTATAACCTCACTTGGGAATTTCTTTTCTTGTTCCATAAATGATTAAATTAAAACTAGTTTATATATAAATATACGAACTTTACTTTTATAAAACAACAAACCCGNCAANAANGCCGGGTAAGTATCGGTGGTATTTGGAGGTATTAATAGTTCAATACACAGTAGTCCATTGCTACCGTCATTGTAAGTTCTGCTACGTCTGAAGTAGCCCAATCAAATGAACCTTGAGCCATATTTACTATGAAAGCTCCTTTGATTACCCATTCTGATACGATATCACCAACAGGTCCTAATACATTTAATGTTAAATCCTTCTTATAGAAGTCAGAGTACCCAGCACGTCCTGTTACTGATTCATAGGATAATCGTGCCCAGTCCATCACAGCTTGAGCTCCAGACGGAGTAATCGGATCATATAGAGTCATATCCATATTTTCCCAGCTTCTCTTGCCACGAATCTTTCTGTATGTGTTAATATGATCTAGTTTAACTTCCTCATCAGTAAAGGAAGGAGCCGTTACTGATTTGATCATAAAGCTTGGAATGTTGTCAATATACATGACAAATCTATTCTGAACTTTAGGCTCGAAGGCTCTAAACATTATTTCGTTTGGATCTAATACTGCCATTTTATTTCTTTATTATAAATATTCTACTAAAAAATTATGCTCCGAAAGATGCTCCTGTTGGTTCGATTGTAAAGTCTAGAACAATATACTCAACTGTTTTAGCTGGTTGTATAAATATCTGTCCTATCAACTGATTTCTATCAATCACATCTGCGGTGTTGTTTGTGTCATCCATCACGACTCTAAAAGCATAAAGACCTTGTCTTTGTACTACAGACTCTAAATATGGATTGACTTGTGCTAAGAAGTTGTTTCTAGTAGTATTAGTATTTTGTTCGAATACTAAACCTCTTGAAGCATCCCCTACGAACTTTTTAAGGTCGATTAATAATCGTCTTACATTTACTCTATCAAGTGCAGATTTCTTTTTCTGTAAGGTCTTCTGACCAAATACTGAAATACCTGCTCCTGGGAAAGTAGCGATTGGGTTTACATTAGCACTGTAAAGTGTATCACGTTGTGTACGTGTTAATTTTCTCTCAGCTTGGATAACATCTCCGATTCCACCTCTAGTTAAACCTGCAGGTGCGAACCATGGTGCTGCTGCTCCATCTGTGAATGCATATACTCCTGGTATAACAACTGATGCTGGTACCCACTCTGTTTTTCCAGTAGCAGATAGCATCTGTAGCCAAGGCCAGTAAGTAGCAGTATAAGAACTGTTAATGTTTCCTGCTGTTCCTGTTACGTTTGACACTGTAGCTCCGTAGTTTTGTGTATCAACTACTGCAATAGCATCTCCTCTAGTCTCTGCTAAAGAAATAATACTATCTAACTGTGTTTTATGGTTACCGAACTCATAAATCAATCCTGGAGCTGAAACGATATTAAAAATATATTCGTCTTTATTTCCTAGAATCGATATAGCATCTGCATATCCTGTTGCATCACCTAATCCTTGAGTATCTGTATTGTTAATATCTCCAAAGAAGTTACCTGAAGTATCGATTGTTCCTGTTGCAGTACCAAATGCTCCAGATTGGGCAGCTGGTAAAGATCCAGATAAGTTACCGTTACTTATAAGTCCATCGTTTCCGATATAGTTTAAAGTTTGACGATTTACTCCTGAGATTCTAATATATTTTGATCTATTTACATATTCTCCTACAGTCGAAATGTATACTGATCCGTCTCCATCTGTAACTTTGCTAATCGCTTGATTACCAACTACTGATTCAATATAGTTACTAGAGTTAGGATCTAACGACAAATCGTTAAAAGATTCTAAAATAATCTTTCCTTTAGTATTGTCATCTCCTCTTCTTACTGATAGAGTGAATGTACCTTGACTGTTATTAATATTTGAGATTTCGTATCGTATATTGTCTGATGTACCGTTTACTAGTGAACCATCTGCATTTAGTGAACTTGTACTGTTGAATACGGTTCCTTTACCTAAAGTATCAATAGTAAAAGGTGTTGATCCAGATTGCGCTGTTATTCCTGTATCTGTTGCTGCACTGAATGTCCCAGTTACTACTCTAGTTACTAATACTGAGTTTCCTCCGTTTCCAAAGTAAGATTTTACTGCTAGGGAGGTTAAAAATTCTTTTTTAGCTGAGCCAGAAGTGAAAGTAGTTCCGAATACTCTTTGGTACTCCCCGTAAGAAGTTACTAGGGTAGGTACTTCTACTGGTCCTTTTACTGTAGGTCCCAAGATTGCTGCTCCTGCCTCTGTAGGTGCTGGTGCGATAAATGAAATATCGTTTTCTCTTGATAATACACCTGGGGAGATTAATGTTTCTGCCATGTTACGTTATATTAAATGTTTAGTCTTTTATAAATATTGGTATAGAATCGAAACCTAACCTGTAAAAAGTAGTTTTTTCCTACATAAATAAATATACTAAAATACTCCTAACCTATTTAGAAGGAGTAAAAGTACCTCTATCTATATCGATTGATCCTCTGCCGTATTTTTTTTCTAAAACTTCAACAACTTGTTTTTCTTCATTTCTTAGAGTGTCCAACATAGAAATAGCATCTTGTTCTCGTTTCTTAATATTTATCTGAGCTAGTTTTATAAGTCCAAACTCTTTGGTAATCTTTTCAGTATTAGACTTAATACTTTTTAGTATGTGTATTTCGTTTTCAGTCAGATTCATAATCTTGTGTTGCCGTAATGTACTACTTTTATATTTTTATCAGTTTTATAACTTCTCCATGGATCTACTACAACTGAGCCTTCTGGAAAATCATAATCGTGATGTTTACCCATATGTCCTAATAAGTATACTGCTTTTATAGGAGTTTCAGGATCATATGTTACTTCGAACCTATTACCAAATCTTTCACAATACTTACCTGTTAGTATAGATGTTGAACCGTCTTTATAATGTACGTCAGGTTTGTATGCTTCTCCTAATATAACGATAGGCAGATTATCTCTTTGACTTTCTATTACTAATCTAGTAGATAAGTTTTTAGCTTGTTCTTCTCTTGCTTTCATTATAGCATCAAATAAGTCGTAACCTAATCCTAACTCTTGAGCCATATAACGTAATGCAATATTATCTCTTGGATGACATCCTCCTCCATCACCCATTCCTGCTTTCATGTAAGCTGGTCCAGTTATTCTGTATGTAGATCTTTCTAATGCTCCTGTAACTACATCTACATTCATATTGCCTCCTTTTTCAGCAACATCCTGAATCATATTGACTAAAGCTACCTTAGTAGATATAAATGTATTGTAAAATATTTTTATTGCTTCTGCTTCATCCCAAGTACCTACTTCGTATCTTGTACCTTCTGTAATAAAGGTTTCATAGAACTCTAATAATAGTTTAGCATCTCCAGTAGTAGAACCATCTTCAGTTCCTATAATAATCATTTCTGGATTAACCATATCCCATTTTACTGTGCCCATTGCTATTAGATATGGATTATAAATAAATCTACCATTTGGTATTCTATCTATAAACTCTCTTCTTATAGTACCAGGTAATACTGTAGATATAAGGACAATAAGCTGATCTTTACTTACATGTTTATTTACTTCATCTAACACGTCATTAACTATAGTATAGTCAAAATCTTTATTAGGTAAATGAGATGTTGGGTACCTACCGTCATAGTCTGGATGATGAGGTGTAGGTACGGCTATAAAGATAAGTTCACGATCTTGACATGCGTCTTTAATCGTAGGTACCATTTTAAAGTTTTCAGGGGATACTTCTGTTACGTCGTAACCTATAACATCATGTTTTTCTGCCATAACTTCGGCAGCGTCTTTTCCGAGTTTTCCAACTCCAATAAAACCTATTTTCATATACTTAAATGTTTTTATATAAATAGCCTAAATATTTTTCAACAGCCATAGCATTACTATTATTATATCTTCTAAAACAAGGCCATGTTTCTGGTTCTTGTTTATCTAGATGATACATAGGTATTTTAGCATAATCTAACCATTCATTAACTAAATCTTCTGTTATTTTTAGTTTCTCTTCAGATACTTTTGGTAGAAAGGGAAGCATTGGTAGTATATGATTTTTCATAAACATATAACCTTCTCTAGGGCTAGGGTGACCCTCTCTCATTACTTGCTTTTCATTATTTACAAAACTATAAACTATATCGTTATATTCCATTTGGTCCATAGTCATACAAGTTTCTGTAAAGTTATATTTTGTGTAATATCTTTTTAGTTTAGCATACAAAGGTTGTAAGTTGTCCATCTCTTGTACACTTGCCCATTCGTTATTTACATTAAATCCTGGTTCGCCTAACATATTTTCAATAGTAGGATCCATCATATATGTCATTATATAGTTTATCTTCTTTGCTTTTAAAAGTTCAGCAACTGTATATACTTGATTGGTATGTTCGAATACTGATTGTTTAAAGGAAAACTCTTTTTTAATAAACTCTTTATCATAACAATAAGTGTTACCTAATGCACCGCACTGTCCATATAAACTCTGTAAGGTTGCAGCATGATTATGATCTTTATGAAATCTATCTTCTCTCGCACAACTACCCCATTGTATAATAAATACTTTATCTTGATAAGTATCCATATTCGAAAGTTCATTAACAACCCTGTTAAAAATAGCTTTGTTACCTGTCCCACCTGTTGCATGTTTGTAAAAAGACTTATCTGGGAAGTACATAGCTAACCAGTCAGCCCATATCGGCCATTGAGGATAATCTGTAAAACTACATCCAAATACATGTAACTCTCTCTTCATATTATTTTTTCATTTTTTGTTTCTTTAGCTATTAAGTTTACTATACAGTCCATTCTCTCATTTAAATCTTCTATCGAGTCATAACTTGTATCGACCCAATCAGTAAGGTCACTTATATCCCTACCGTGGTACTTTAAAAACTTTTGTTTAAGATCAGCTAACGCTCCTGCTTTATTAAGTAAGATAAACTTTTTATTAAGTTGAATAGGTTTAATAGACTTTTCAGTATGAAATATTCTATATTGATTTAAATCGCTTTCACAAACTACCACAAAATCAACTTGTTTATACAGCACTCCGTTATAATATCTAGTATGAGAAGGGTAAAAAGTCCAATGTTTTTCGTCAAGTACCATATTAGAACCTAAAGAATTTTTAAAACTTTGTATATCTTCTTTATATGAGTCAAAATAATCTTTATTTCCTTGATAATATGGATTGTTAAACTCACTAGTTTTTTCTTTACCAAAGTAAGATACATTACCATATTTAAGAAGATTTTTTTTAAAAAGTTTAGATAATAATACTTCTCTTTCAAGTTTAGGTTTACCTGTAAGTAAAAGATATTGATTTAAATTAACTCCTATATTCTGTCTTAACTCTGGACTATAATAATGATAATATTTTATGAAAAAATCTTCTTGTATATGTTTTATTTTAGAGTTAGCTAAATGTATACCTACAGTTTTATCAGAAGTACCATTACTTAGTATGAGTATTCTATTAGAATATAAACTTTCTATAAGGAACTTTAAATCACCAGTCAGCATTTCTGTTGAGCAATCTACCAATAGAGTAAGATTTTTATATTCCTCAAGTATAGCTTCAAAAATATCTAGTTTATTACCATATTCAGTAAAAGTATACGCATCTAGTACAAGGTATTTAGCTTCTTGTAAGGTATGTACTATATTTGTATACCTTAAAAAAGTTACTTTAGGATCTGTTCTACCGTATTCTAAATATACAGGTTGATTTATAATCATTATATAAGTTTTCTTATTGGTTTAGGTATAGTTTTAAAAGTAGTAACTTCTTTAATATATTCATAGTACCTCCTATTATATAAAAAGTTGTAAAAGTTATGAACTAATGTTTCCTCCATTTCTTGAGTAATAGCATACATTTTATCATCTGACCAAGTAGAAATATCCTGCATTATTTTAGATATATGTTTTAATCTTTGTAACCAATCCTCATTTTGATCATAGCTTTCATCCCACCAGTTACTGAAAGTTTTATATCCAAGTTTTTGTAAATGTTCAAGACTAAAAGCATCACCAAAAATAAGAAAGGGTTGTAGGTTAAAAATAGGTTTAAATGTTTTTTCTGAGAAGAACATTTGATTAATAAGAACAGCTGTTTCTACGGTAAGAGAGCAGAAATAGTCTTTATAAAAACTTCTTGTATATTCACCTGCTCTATTATCATCAAGATTTTTATCTAATGTTAGTTCACTATTGAAATCCCAGGTTTTAATAAACTCAAGGTTTTTTTTATACTCCGGTACCTTAGTAATAGCATCTTCAAATCTACTATAAATATATTCTGCTTCAAATAAGTTATTATGTACAGTACTTCCAAAAGAAATANCTGATGTATTTTTTAATGCAGGTGTACTCATCACTTCAGAAAAAAGAAATATTCTGTGCATGTGAGGTCTTCTGTTTAAAATATTGAAATGTTTTTTAAACTTCTTTTTTCTGTTGTCTACAATAAACTTCTCAAGAAAAGGTAATAATCTCTCCCTTTCAAAGTTTAAGTTAGGAGATTTTATAAACCATGGATTAGACTCAAAATAGTTTAACGGTATGTTACTAAACCTAGGAATAAACCCTGTTTGTTTCATTTCTGAAATACATTTATCTAATGTAAGATTAGCATGGGTAAATATTAAAGTCTCTTTGGTAAGTTTATTATACTCGGCAAATCTGTTTAACCATCTTAAAGGTGGGGGATGATTTATATATCCTTCAGCAGAGAAAAAGATTAATACTTTTGCTGCTCCTTCCTTACATTTATCTATTACTTTATCATTTATTTTCCATGGTTCTCCTTTAAATAATGTGTCATCAGTTACATGTATCAGATATATAAAGTTATCTCCTTTATTTACAAAATAATCAACTGAGTTATATTCAATATTGATATTCTCATTAGGAAAATGAGCAACGGAATGATGAGGCCAGATTCTTTTTTCTATTTCTGTTCTTGTATCTAATGATACATCACCCCAAGCAAATGGAAACTCTACTTTAAACTTTTCTTTTATTTCTTCAGGAGTATAGTGAAATATACTATAATGTTTATCAAAGTATCTTACATCGGGCCACCCACTTGGAATACCTACAGCTGGTTGTCCGTTCCCGTCATATACGGCTATTTTATCTACGGCAAGGTTTAAGTTAAGCTTATCCATTTTCTTTTTAATCTTATTTTTTTGGTTGTATTATAAAAATCTTTTAGTTCAGGAAACGTCTCTATAAAGTTTGTGCCTCTTCTTTCATCATGAGTATCAAAATGCTTTACAAAGTTATACCTATGTTTCTTAATAGTATCATCTTCCTTGATACTTCTCATGTAATCAGCTACTCTTTTAATCTTAGATACTTCTATTTCTGTAAAACCAGTTAACCAAGTTTCCCATTTGTCGATTGGTATATAACTNTGTGGTATTATAGTATCTCTATCGTTAGCATATTCTGTTAGATCATCAACTAAACTAGCATAGTCTGGTGGTAATATNTTAACTGATTGATGTTCTGGGTATCTAAGGTATGATGTATCTAATGTTAATGCGGTTAACCAGTATCTATATTTACTATTATATGATTTTTTCATTTGATATACAAACTCCATAAGGATTTTATATTTGAATATAGAGAGTGCATTAAAAGTAGACATAATAACTAAACAAGTTTTTTGAGTACTCGAAAGTATTTTTTCTATATTTACTTTAAATTTTTCGTAATCTAAACCTGTTCTTAAGTATTCAGCATGTGATTCTGCAGTGTCAGCAGAAGTAAATATACAGATTTCTTTTACTCTTCCTTCTTTTTCGATACGTACTATTTTTTCTATAAACTTATCAACTAGCTTATCTGGTATACCTAGATTACTATTAATAGATAGTTTTAGGTTAGTATTAGGGTTTTCTTGTTCTAGTATATAATCTAAAACTTTCCATGTATCAGAGTTCATTAATGGTTCTCCGCCAGTTATCCTAAAAGTATCTAAATCTTTATATAAGTCCGGCCACCATTTCCAAAATGCTTCAACATATGGATTATACTCTGTATGTTTAAAAGGCATTTCATTATTTTGTTTAAGTCCTTCTAAATCATTAAACTTATCTGTGGTAGGGTAACTACCATGTTGTTTAAGTTCTTCAACCCACTTAGATGAGAATTGAGGACCACAGTAAGAACATTTAAAGTTACAAGCGTTAGAAAATGCTACTTCTACGTATTTTGGGTTGTAATCTTTTCTCCAGTTAAGTTTTTTGATTTCCTCTAAGTAAGGTAAAGACCAAGGTTCTGAAGATTTATAGGTTCTATCAGAAAGTTCTTTAGAGTTATCTTCTACATTCCAACAATAATCACACTCTTTAGGTCTTTTGCCTTCTAACATTTCTTTTCTTCTAAGTTTCTTAAACTTAGTATTATGAAGTGCTGATGGATTCCGTTTTAGTTCACTTACTGGTACGTGATGAGTAGTAGGATGGTGACAAGAATGGGTTCTTCCAGTCTGAAGGTGTATTGTTACTTGAGTCCATTTTGCTAAACAGAACCCGCAACCTACTTTATTTATTTTCTCATTTGTATCTAGAAGTTTAACTCTTTCTTCTGTCATAACTTTATATTAAGTATTTTTGCCCATGGTGTTAGTTTCTCTTCACTAACTAGTTCATATTTTACTTGCTTTATACCGTCGGATTTATAATCCCAGGTTCCTTTTTGCATTTCTAAAACATATCTTCTTTCATTTTTCGCAGTAGTTTCTCCTTTTGCCCATTTACCGTTAACTAAACCTTCATCTTCGTGAGGTAAACAAGTAAATCTAGCAATACGTCTGTAAGGAATAATGGAGTTAGGTACTTTAACTGTATCAGTAACCTCTTTTATGTCATATTTTATCAAGGAATCTATGTTAAACTTATAAATAAGTCCTTCTGTAGAATATTCTTTATGTATATTTTTAACTTCTTCTGTGTTTAATGCTCTATCCCATATCTTTATATCAGCTATAGCCCCTTTGAAAAACTTACTTGGGTCATGTTCACTAACAGAAGGTGTTGTACCTAAGTATATTTTTTTATTACCGTATTTTTTCAACTTGCCATTATATCTCCATGGCGATTCACTACCGTGGCCTGCTTTACTATCTACTTCAGTACCATTTAGATAAAAATGAGAAAGATTAGTAGATTGATCTATTACAACTGTCACCCAACTCCACTGTCCGTCGTATCTTTTTAACCACATATAGTTATGTTGATTAAAACTATTCCAATACTGTAGTGATAAAGCTCTAGAGTTATTAAAGGATATACCGTAATCATATCCAGGTATACGTAGTATAGGAAACTCTACATAACCTGTATCTTTTGAACCTATTAAATGTACTGGAATCTTGTTTGGCTGTTGATAAGCTCTAGTAAGTATAGATATAGTATGGGATTTAGAAGTAAGATCTTTATACTTTCTGTTATTAGGAATCATTGCCCATGATTTTTCTCCGTCAAACTCTAAATACTTCTTTTTCTTAAAAGGTACATTAAGGTAACTATCGTCAGTATACCCTTCTAAATGACATCTCCAAAACAAATCATCATCTTCCATACCCCAATCCCAGTAATCATTAGAGTAACCGTTAGTAGCTTCTACTTGTTCTTTAGAAAACAACACAGCACCACCAAAATATTCGTGATATTTTAAAGTATAGTCCATTTGTGATATTCTAGTTGCAAGATGTATAGGATTATCTTTAGGAAAAGAATAATCAGCTCCTTCTTCTGGAATCATATCTATATCATGCCATACTATGTAATCACAACCGTCTTCAAAAGCATGTTTAGCGGCAATATTCTTAGTTGCTCCCCTATTAAACAGTTTATCATCTACTTGATGAGCAAANTACATTTGAAACTCTATACCTTGTTCCTTAAGATGTTTACCAACCCTTGGTACAAACATATTTAAATGTTCTTCTCTATTTCTATAGGGTACACACACT